GAGGAAGGAATCGAGTAGGCACCGGTGGCCGACTGGCCAAGGCCGAACGTGCCGTCTGGAATAATTGTCGCCCAGGTTGCTCCAGCGCCTGCAACTCGAAGCGTAATTGTAGACGAATGGCTCGCCACCGCGACTGTGGCATACCCCCCGGCTTCGGTGACCTCCATGTTGTGGACACGGATGAAAGACGTCGCAAGGGCCACCGCCGTTGTTCCGTTGAGCGTTACTTCTTCGGATGCCTCAGCCCAGACCCCGGCGGTGTCGACGATTCCGTAGACCGTCACCTTACGGGCCCCCGAGCCCGCGGGGATATCGTTCGTGTTGTCACTGGACACCATCTCGAGGGCCGTGTTGGCCACCGGAGTCTGATAGGTCTGGGCTGAAGCGATCACCGTCAGACTCGTCCCGATCGCACTCGAAGAGCCAAACCCGGCGATCGCCGACGCGCCACTAACGTTGCCGCGCAGCGCCTCGAGGAAGTAGTTGTTTTGCGTTCCGGTCAGCTCAGCAGTCACGGGCAGTGGGTTCGAGGCATCGACTGGCGTGGCCGTGCCGTTCGCGCCGAACTCGATTTTGACTTGCTGGTGCTTCGCCCCGCCGACGTCGTCAGCGGCGATAATGTCGCCCGTTCCAGGAAGTGTTGTATTGTCGGCCATTAGCTCAAGTGGTGTAGATTGGGTTTGTCGGTGGAAGGGCGACCGCGTTGGCGGCCTGGTACTTGTCGGTACCGCCGAGAGTGGTCAAGCGGAACAGAAACTCCATCGGATCATCGGGGTCGGCACGGCCAAAGACGCGGATCGCGTCCTTGGCGGCGACTCCGCCGTAAGTTGTTCCGGAAGGCATCGGGACATAGAGGGTGTCGAACTCATCGCGCTTGAGCCTGATTGTCTTGTCAACCTCAAAGCCGATCCGGAACTCATCGGGGACACCGACTGCCGACCAGAACCCGACCACGGTAAGGCCAGGCTGGCGGTCCGATTCTGGCTTGTCATAGATGATGCCGAGTGCAAACTCGTCGGCGTTCGATCCCTCGCCGGGACCAGCTATGTAGAGATCGCCGGTCGACGTCTCGACAATGCCACCCGTGCACGGAGCAGCGGATACGCCGATTGACCCAGATGGACCGGCACCAAAGTAGTCCTCGCTAAATAGCGTGCCGTCCCCGTTGCCGTAGATTCCAGACGCTAGCAGGCACCAGAGCATCTTCCCCGAAGAGTCGTGCTTGGCCCACATCGCGGCGTCTTGGCGCTTGTTTGGTAGCCACGCCTGGCCCGTCTGCGCGAGTGTGTCAAACAAGGGAAGATCGTAGTAGCCCGAGATGCTCGTGTACGGGACTGCGTGAGCGTGCGGATAGCCCGTCGTGGGAAGCTTCTTGTGCAGCCCTGCGCCGTGCATGATGTAGCCCTCGATCTTCTCCATCGTCGTAGAGGCGACGTTACTTCCAGCGCTAACCCAGGTGGCATCCGACTCACCACTCATCTGGTTGTTCGCGTAGAAAGGGTGGCTTAGGACGGTGGGATACTCGTGGTAGTAGCTGCTTCCCAAGAGTATGCGGTCACCATTCTTCTTCCTGCGCCCAACGACAAGAATCCGCATGATCTCACCCTTGAAACCCTTGACGTTAGGCTCGTCTAGGTGAACGCCGACACCGGTAGGGTTCGACGTAATGTTGGTGTCGTACTCGGCCGTTCTTACTCCGAGTGCACCACTGGCCCCGGCAAACGATAGTGGCAGAGCCTCCCAGCGGTCAATAGGGTTCCCGTTGATCCGGAGGAGGGATCGGGTCTGGAGGTTGCGGTCGCGAACCAGATAACAGTCGGTGTACGTGGCACTCGGGGCTGACCCAGAGGTATAGGTCAATACCGTGCCCGAGAACACGACCATTGCGACGTCGTTTCCATCAATCCAGAGGTGGACCGGCTCGCCAATATCTAGACTCGCGAATGGTGTCCCCGAGGTGGCCGTGAAGGAGACTCCGGTCAGATAGACCCCATCAACGGCGATCTTGTACTCGTTTAGACCACCACAGTTCATCATCGTGATGAGACACAGTCCCTCACCCGGTGAATCGGCCGCCGGGTCATCGAACTGGCCCTGGATTGGCCAGCCCGCCGTCCCAGCCCCGCGGTTCGCCGGCAGCAGCTCGTCGTCACCACCCGTAGCGTCGGTGTAAGCGATTGACGTGGCGCCCGTACTCGAGGTGATTGCTCGTAGGTATCCAGGAGCGTGCTCCCCCCACGCCTGATCGTGGACGCCCGACCATGTGTAGGCCGTCGTTGCCGTGGGGGTCGTCAGGACCTTCGAATTAACGAAGATCGAGGTGCGATGCGCCTCTGTGTATCCAGTGTCGAAGCTGCCTGTGGCGTCGCCTTGGAACTTCGAGTGGTGCAGTTGACCGAACAGCCACCGTGTGGCGTCGATACTCGCGTCCACCCCGTCTATCTCGTCCGTGGCCTTACTCGTTTCCGGTCGGCACAGAATAAAAATGCAGAATGCGCCATCGCCGTGGTTTGGGACAAGGCTTAGGCAGTTATCACGCTGGGCATCGGTCCCGCCACCAGGGAGTGAGAACAGGCCTTGCATTCCATTAAAGTAGACCGACGGCGTGCCCGTGCTTCCAACCTTCCGGATCGTTGGAGGCGGTACCGGATTTTTCTGTCCGTTTGGATAATGGCCTTCGTATAGATTGCGACCATTGCCCGAGACGTCGAACCAGGCAGTCACCATGTCTCCATCGTCACCCACGATGTCTTCTGCGCGCAGGTCGGCCCAGACTACAGCGTCGTCTTCGCTTAGGTTCCCGAGGTTCCACTGCTCGAGCGGAACTCCAATGCCGGGAAACAGCGGATTCGTGTCGCGCCCTTCAAGCGCCGGGTGACCTGTTACCACGCTGCCATCGGCCTTCACCGCCATGCAAGTAGACGGATAGGGCACAACGATGGGCGCGATCTCGTCTGGGATGGCGAGGTTCACGTTCACCAGGGTTCTCACCTTGGAGATATGCGCTAGATTGTCCTGAACCAGCATCTTTAGGGTGCCACTGTGGAGCGCGAGCTCGCGGCACCACAGGTCAAGCGTCCAGGTCCACGCCAGCACGGGCTCCGTGTCAAAGCTGTTGGCGATCTGCTGCTGCTCGATCTTGTATACCGCCGCCCCCTTAGGCTTCGCGTCGCCACCGTCAACAGCTACGTATACTCCGCCAACCTCATCAATCACGAGTGGGCCGATCGTAAACTTAGAGTCTGCAAGCGGGACGGCGAAGGTCCACAGGAGCGCCTTGTCGGGGTTGCGCTTCTCGACAGTGTTCCCCGAGATCGCGTAGACGTTCCCGGACAAGTCCGTCTCGACGTTCAAAACGGACTTGTAGGCTTTTGTCTTTGTGGCCCACTCTTCCGATATCAGCTCCAGGTCTGGGTCGGTATCTAGGTCGCCCTGGAGTGCCTCGTAGGCCACGGCCTTAGACTCGTACACGGCCGCCCTGACGACGCGCACCGCGGATCCTAGCGCCGTCTCGATGTGCTTGCGCATCCCAGCGCGTTGTGCGCCCCTGGTGCGACCATTGGTGGGGTCAACTGGTCGCATGTTGAGCATCTCGCCCGTAGTCTCGAGCGGTTGCTGCTCGTGCGATCGGTTCTCGTCAAGCCCACGACGCGGGTAGGGAAGTGGCGTGCTCGTCATCTGGGGACACTCCCGGTAATCACCTTGAAGCCGATCGTCCACCTTCCGAGCGTGCTGCCTGCCGACAACGTGTTTAGGAAGTACCAATTGCCCGTTAGGCGAATCCCGTCAGGTCCGACGTCAAAGGAGTCCTGTGCAGATGCGCTCGATCCTACACCGTGGTACTCCGCTGCTAGGGTGCCGTCACCGTGATATAACTTCAGGATGTGGTAGCCAGCGGAGGGCGATGGGCAGGTGACGAAGGTTATAATACTCTCGTCGGCGAATCGCACGAAAGAGGCATCTGCGGCACCAGAGGCAAGTGTCCCCGTGGTAGCTAGACCTTTCCCGTCGGCGGGAAACCGTGGGTCTGTAGTCGCTGCCGCAACGGACACAACCGTATAGCTTCCGGATGCCGGAAACATCTCCGCCTAGCCCTGCGCGTACTTGTGGACGCGGAACGTGATGATACACCCATCTGTGCCCATGCTTGACACGGCAAACCCGTCACGGCAAGCGATCTTGACGTCTAAGAACTGAAGGGAAAAGCCTGATGCGGACGCAAATCGGAACACTTCTGGCGGTGCTCCGCCAATCTCAGTGATCTCCACCATCGTAGTGTTTGAGCGGAAGAATATCGATTCGATCACAACCTCGAACGTTCCCGCCGTCAGACCAGCCCAGATAGCAGAGCCCGACACGGCTCCATTCGAGCCCCAGCCGTCATACGGGTAGGCAGCTGTCAGGGCAGCGTTAGCATTGAGTGTGTACGCCTTACGCTCAAGTGGCGGCAGAATCGAACCGTGTGCTTGTGAATGCAGGGCCATTAGTTACCTCAGGTGGTGAAAAGGTTGTCTGTAGGAGTTCCGCCAATCGGGTCATATCCGGCGGCCCGAGACTGCGACCTGACCGCCGTCTTGGCGATGGTCCCGATCTTGCTTTGACCCGCGGCGTCGCGGTTCGCGGCGATTTGATACTGAGGACCGTTCATTACAACGGCCACAGCTTTGGCCGCCGCTTCCATCCGCTGCGAAACCGACTCACCGGCGTCGTACCCTGCGGCCACAGCGCGGACGAACTGGAAATAGAGCCCCTCCATGTAGGCAGGGATCGGAACGATGTCGGCATCGCTCGTCAGTTCTGGCCAGTTGCGCAGATAGACTACGGAAAGCGCGTCGTACTCCTGGACACTCGGCTGCGGCCACAGGAGGAGCGTAGGGACCGGCTGAGAGGCTGGCGTTGCCTGGTTATACTGGAGCGCGTATCCCGTGACGAAGCTGTTTTGGACGAGGGCAAGCGTGTCGATCCGCATGAGTTCCGACGCCGTGGACGCAAACGCGGTGCGCGTGAATCCGTCGGTCCCATAGACGTTCAGAATGCGCCCGACCTCCGTGGAGAGCTGGATCCTCGAGGTGTGGACTGTGAAGTTTAGTACCGCCGGAATGTCCGCGGACAGCGTGTGCTGGATTGTCAGCGCGTCAGCGCTGGCCTTCGAATTGATGTGGTACGTCCCGAAGGTCGTACCCGCAATGTCGATGCTGACGGTATCGCCGGGGACATACGTGTAGGCCGAGAAGCCGCCCACCAGGGTTAGCAGGCCGGTCGCGTAGCCGAAACTCGCGGCCGAGCCCGTGACCGTCGGACGAAAGTGGAGGTCTCCAGTTGAGCGGACGAGATAGGCCCACTCTCTCGACCCCTCGAGCAGCTCGCCGGCCTCATTCAGCACTGCGAGGGCGCTGATCTCGTCGGAGACCGAGCCGCCCAGGATCTGCGTCACGTACTCGATAGCTCTGCGGGCGGTGAGGGACATGACGTTTTGGGTGAGAAGTTAGTGGAAGCCCGCCCCGGCGTCCGCGAAGGACGCCGGGGGAGCTAGTCGAGGCGAGATCAGACGATAGCCGATTCGCCCATCGCCGCCCCGTAGAACCAGATGGTTCCGGTGGCGCTGGCACCAAGCGCGGCCAACGAGTTGCCAAGAACCGTGTCGCCCGTGATGGCAGCAATGGCATTACCGGATGCGTCGCTCGCAACGGCGACCTCCTTGGCGATGCCAGCACCGACCGCAACCACTTCGACCGGACCCTGCAGCCGGAATTTTCCGCGGTAGCCGGCAGTCGCCTGGGCCGAAGAAACGGTTTCCAAGGCCACCACGCGAACGGCGTCCGTCGCGCTATCCACCGGACCGGCAGTTGTGGTGGCCATGTAACCGGTGGCCGCGATCGCCGTCTCCAGGTCGAGGGTGTAGATCAGCCCATAGGTGATCGCACCGTGGCAGAGGAAGTGGTAGTCGATGACGCGGGGGGCCGCGCCGTAGTTACCCGGTAGGGTGTCCCAAGTACAGCTCATGTTAGTTGGCTCCTAGAGTGCGGCGGAGGGAGAGACGATGAACAGCTTGCTGCGGTCGCAGCACACAAGCTGGTTGTACGTCTTGAAGACCTGCACGTACTCGTTCGGAGCACCTGCAGACGTGAGGTTTGTAACTTCACCGGGCTCCATGTAGCGGTCCCGCATGAAGAGCGGCTGCATGACGTTTTTGGTGACTCCATAGAAGCGCGGACCCGTGACGCCCGTCGCGCCGGAGACGCCGCCCGTGCTGGCCGTGGTTTCAGCGACCAAAGCACCGCCGCCGTTAGGCTCGTACAGAAGTGCAGAGCCCAAGGCCGAGATGTTGTGGAAATACATATTCCCGAGGACCATGCCGTAACCGAGCTCACGGGACCCCCAACGATCTTGCCCCTGCCGGAAGGAGCCCGTCAGGTAGCGCAGGCCGCTGTCCGAACAGAACACGACGTTTGGCGCGGTCGCATCGACGCCGTGCTCCGGGTTCATCGGAAGCGGCTCAAAGGTAGCGAGGTTGCTCGCATGGAGCAAAGCACCAACCATGTCGCTGCCATCAGGTGCGTCGCCGCCTACCGTCGAGTAGGTAACGCGCTGGTTTGCGAAATTCGGATAGGTGACGGGCGAAAGGCCCAGCACGTCGGACAGTGCTGCGCCAGTGGAATCCAACGGGATGAAGTCGTCCTGTTCCGTAATGTAGTACGGAATCGACATCGGGGCCGTGAAGTTGGTTCGCATGGCCGCCTGGTTTCCAGGCGCCCAGTTCTCGTTCTCAAACTGTGTCGCAGTGGTCTGAGCGAGGTTTTGGAACTTCCCTCTCAGGATGTCGTTGAACTTGGCGCGGATGTACTCCTTGCCCATCGTTGAGTCAGCGTTCAGGTCGAGCTCGAGCTCGTCCCACGCCAGGTAGTTGGCGTAGAACGACATCTGCGTGGTGACCTTGGTGCCGATCTGGCGGTTCTCCCAGTTGAACCGGAGACCCGCACCGCCGAAGCGCTTGCCCACATTTTCTGGGGACAGGTAGAGCGTGCGCCGGATGGTCTGCCCCGTATGGAGCAGCTCCTCTTCGGTCTTGCCGCCGATAAGGAAGTTGTTGGTGTAGCGTGCGGCTTGAACAAGGTTGAGGTACCCCTTGTTGCCGCCGAGCGCGGTTTCGCTCGTCTCGCGGACGGTGTCCGCGAAGAGGTCTGTAAGACCAGCCATGTGTTACCTATGTGGTAGAAAGTGATCCCGCCCACGGCCTTGAGCCTCAGGTGCCGCGGCCGAAGTTTTTCTCCCATGCACGGTCAAACCCATCATTTAGGGTGCTTCCTTTTGGGGTCGTAGTTCGGTTGCTGTTTCCAGCGGGCGCCTGAGCCTTTCGACGCGGGGTGGCGGGCTTCTCGCTCGAGGTGGCTGGGCCGAGTTCTAGCAGGGCTGCATCCTTCAGGATTGCGGACAAGCGCTCCTCGCCGATGGGGAGGGCGCCGTACTTCTCCGGATATGCGAGCGCCAGCTTGTTGGCGGCCACAATCACCTTTTCACGAGATTCGGGTTTGGAAAGATCCTGGTGCGATCGCACCAGACCGTCCAAGATCATCTCGGCCTGCTTGAGAACCGGAGCGAGTTGGCGCTCCTGCTCCTGGGCCTCAAACCGAGATCGCAGCGCCGCGTTGTCGCGGGAGAGCGCCTCGATGGCGTCGATAATCGGACGGGCGGCGTCTTCTCCGAACTCTTCCACCAGTGGGGTAAAGTCTGGAAGCTCTGCGGAGGAACCCGCTTCAGCTGAAGCACCGTCGCCATCGGGTGCCTCGGCGTCCACAGGGTCCACAGCAGCCCCCAAATTGCCACCGTGGGCGGGCTTTTGAGTCTGCCTCGCAGAGAACTCGCGGTCGCGTTGCGCTCGGGCTACCCCAAGCTCCTTGCCGAACGCGAGGATCTCAGCCTCGCCCTTACCCGCGAGGAGGGAGTCGAGGCCGGCGCGGTGGATCTCGTCGTAGGCAGTCGCCATCGACTTCGGATCGAACACGCCAGGGTTTTCAACGCCCGCATCCTGCACATTATCAGACGCCGCGTCCAGCGGATTTCCTGAAAAACCGCCGGATTCTTCTGCCCGATTTTCTTCCTCTGCCGGTTCCTCGGCGCCCCCCATACTGCGATTCCACGCGGTGTCAAAGTGCGCGTTGAACGTCTCTTCGGGGGTCGGGGCTCTTGGGTGTCGCTCATGTTGTTCCTATGCCTCGGGGTTAGTCGTTGCCCTGAGCGTTCGCCTCGGGCTCGTCAAATACGTCGCGGGACCAGTGCATGCCTGGATTCGCCTTCTCGATCCGGTCGATATCGGCCTGGGATTCGATGATTGCGTAGCCTTCCTTTGTGTAGGCGCTGGCCCCCGGCTGCCATGTTGGGAGAATCCGGGAGACGTGGGCCACACTTGCCCGGACGATTGGCGCCTGCATTCTGGAGGCGACGCGAGTTAACCTGCGGCCTTCGTGCGTGATGGTCGCGCCAATCGGTGGAGAAGCCCCCATCGGATACGCAAGCGTCTCGCTCTGGCCGTCCTCGCCCTCGAAGTCGTAGAGCACCACCTAAATGGCCCCCTGCGCCGCCATGGCGCCGCTTTGGTTCCCAGGGAAGCCTCCTGGCCCTGGGTCGCTAACTGGGGCTCCTGGGGCTCCTGGGGCTCCTGGGGCTCCTGGCTGCGGTTTGCTCGGCAAGTACTTGCCGAGGCCGGGAAGGTTCATGCGCTGTCCCATGTCCTCGAGCCAGCCACGGGCATCGAACCCTGGGTTCATGGCGAGCATCTCGAGGGCCTTGCCCGTTAGCTCCGCGGATTGGAGTGCTCGCCGCTGCTGCATAGCCTCGCTGGTTCGCTCCATGGTCATGGCCTCGATGCGGACAGTCTGGGCGTCAAACGGGCTGATCGGTGCTTCCTTGAGGGCGTCGCCTCCCTGCCAGATCGTGATAGCCCCGTCGTCTTCACGCATCATTTCGTCCGTGAGGGGCAAGCCGCCCTCCTGCAGCATCTCCAGGCCCCTGATGCGCGCTTCGTCCGGCAACGCGATCAGGAACTCATCGTCGTGCTCGATGTGCCAGTTGGCCACCGCGATCTGACGCTCGGCTGACGCGTGTAGTGGGGCACGGATGCCGGCGATTTTCACGTCCATCGACTTGTCCGCGATACTCTCGGCGGTGGCCGTCGTGTCCTTCTGGGCGAAACCTCGCTGTGAGTCCGAGAGGCCGAGCGTCCGGTTGAGGCTGTCTCGCGTCATCGCGTACGCGCGAATCAGCTGCTCTGATGGGCCCCCGACCTCGATCTCGCGGATGCCGCCCTGCATCGCCTCCGAGGCGATGTTGACGCTCACCACAGCGTCGTTTTCGTTATTGATCAACGCCTCGGCAATAGCTGCCGTGGCGATCACCTGCCGCTTATAGGACTCGCCGGAACGGTTGAGTGCCTCGCCGACCCGGCCATCGAGGTCGATCTGGGGCCAGCAGACGCCGAGGGGAGCCCCATTGACCCTTTTCCCTGGCTGAGGGATGCACTCGTACAGCTCGTACGGACCACTCGCTGGGCCGCGGTAGACGCGAGGAGACTGGGCATCGATGCCACCGCTCGAGCCCTTGATCATCGTGTAGAGCGTCCCATGGTGCAGCTCGTCCTCGCCAGGCTTCTCGTCGCCGTCGTAGGCGTCGAGGGCAACGGGGTCGAAGTAGTTGGGGACGTACATTTGCTCAAGGACTACCAGGTCGTCATCCAGGGCGCTGCCCTTTTGAGCGCCTCTAATCGCGTCGCGGTTCCACGTCTTATCATCCTCGGCCAGCCTCAGGAGACGCGCGCGCGAGTCCGTCCAGCGGTGCCCCATGCGACGAGCCTGGTCGCGCGTCCGCACCTCGGAGTCGATGAAAAAGTCCTCGGGGTGGATGTATACCAGTTTCGGAATCGAAAGCATTGTGGTCTTGGACTCCACTCGACGTTTCTTCCCCTCCCAGTCGACGAGGTCGAGTCCGTCCATATACCGAGGCGCAAGGTTGCGCTCGGTGGTTACCATCGTGACGCCACGCCAAGCCAGGGCATCGCAGAAGACCTGCGCCCAAATACGGGCCCACCCCTGTTGCCTCATGAGCGCCTCGAGGGCATACTTTTGCCCGACCGTGTTATATCGGGCTCGACCTGGGATGTACGAGGACACTGAGATCGCTGGGTTAGTCCATACAAGTTGGGGCAGCATCAGAGTGATGTATTCCCACACCGTGTTGGTCGGCGCTCGATCGAGTGACTCAAGCGAGAACTGGACATCTTTGAGGCGGCTCCTTCCCGCCGAGTCGGCGTTCTGGTCGCGAATCATCGCTTCCCAGCGGTTAACGGCACTGTCATAGAAGGGCTTCATACTCTGGGTCTCCGGGATTTCTGGCGCTGATCGCGCCGAAGTTGAGCGAGGTCAAACTCGATGTCGATGTCGAGCGGAGTAGGCGGCTCGGCGGGCTCGACTCTTGCTTTGTGGGCGTTGCCCCAAGCGTAGGTCGCCATGTAGCGATCGCGGTCGAGGGCATGATTGTTCCGGTCGACGGGAAGCTCCTTGTTCGGCCTCCCGTCCTCGCGAGGCGCATAGATGTAACCAGGGTATTCTTTTACACCGCCAGTCGGGGCCATAACCTCGCGGAGATACGGGTCCTCCATCTGGGAGGCGGTAGCGAGGTAGCGAAGCCGGGGCTCGCCCTCTTCGTCGTCGTCGAGAGCAAAACGCACGATGTCGATTCCAGCCATGATCGAACCGGGCCCTTTCTTCGCAACCTGCGCAATCGGATCGCCCTGGCTGTTCAGCTTTCCATGCAGCATCACGTTCAGCGCATCTACCTTTTCTTGCGGCGTATCGCAGA